GGTGGCACAGGAGCATGGCTTCAATCAACTGATGGTGGTGCTAGTGGTTTGGCAAATCAATACCCATTATTGTTAAACCCTGTTGGTGGTAATGTAGGTATAGGTATCACTAACCCTGCATATAAATTTCATGTAAACGCCACATTTGACCACATCCACATGACCAACCCGACAACGGGAACAACTGGTAGTGATGGTTTTACTTTGGATTGTTTTGGAACTTCAGCACGGCTCATTCAGCGTGAAAGTGCGCCAATGGAGTTTTATACAGGAGCTACAGAACGAATGCGTATAGACTCTAGTGGCGATGTTTTAATTGGCACTACAAGTTCAACCACATGGAATGGTGGTACTACAAAACGAATCCTTGCCGTTGAAAATACAAACACAGGCAATGCTAACTCAATTGTTACATTAAAGAGTAACGCCTCAACTGTAGACCACGGTGGCATATTTGAAGCGTATTCAACAGCAGTTACATCAGGCAGTGCCGCTCTTGGTTCTATTGGGTTTGTTCGTGGAAACACATCTAATACGGCATTAAGTAGTGTTACAACATTTTTTACAAATACGGCAGGAACTGTATCAGAAAAAATGCGTATAGACACTAGTGGTAATTTATTAGTGGGTACTACAAGTAGTTCATTTGGAGGTAGGGTAATTGTTAGTAATGATGGAACAACAACTCAAACATCACTTAGTTGCATTAATACCAATGGTTCTGGAACAATGCGTCAGATTGATTTCTTTACAGGCACAAACACTTCACGCATTGGCTCTATTGAATCAACAACTACATCAACTTCATTTAACACTTCATCTGACTACCGACTAAAAGAAAACATTGTGCCTATGACAGGTGCTTTAGAAAAAATAGCACAACTTAAACCTGTAACTTACAAATGGAAAATTAATGGCTCAGATGGTCAAGGATTTATAGCCCACGAATTACAAGAAGTTGTACCTGATTGCGTTACTGGTAAAAAAGATGCTGTTGATGCAAAAGGAAACCCCGATTATCAAGGTGTAGATACATCATTTTTAGTAGCAACGCTTACAGCAGCAATTCAAGAACTTAAAACAGAATTTGACGCATATAAAGCAACTCATCCTTAAGGAGAATTAAATGGCAACTTTTACATGGAATGTATCACAGACAAACTATGAAGTATCAAATGGATTTATTACAGTAGCCCACTATCAATGTAATGCTGTCGATGGAGACTACACAACATCTACTTACTCAACTTGCTCATGGGCAGATGGTACACCTACAGTACCTTATGCGGATGTAACAATGCAAGAAGTATTAGATTGGATATGGGCTAGTGGAGTAGACAAAGATGCAACAGAAGCATCTCTTGCACAACAGATTGAATTACTCAAGAATCCTGTAAGTGCAACTGGAGTGCCTTGGTAAGATTTTTAACTAAAAGGAGTATTAAATGAGTGAACACACGAAAAAAACTCAAATAACGATTGATGATGTATCTTACAATTTTGAAGATTTAACACAAGAGCAACAAGAATTATTTAAACATTGCATCGACTTAGATAGAAAGATTGGCTCTACTCAGTTTACTCTTGTGCAATTATCTGTAAATAAAGAGGCATTTATTAAGAAACTGAAGGATTCTTTAGAAAGTTAATATGGCAGAGATTGATCCTATAAAAGTTGGTGTAATGTGGCACAAGGTAGAGACTATGGAAAAAGAAATCTCTGAATTGCGACAAGATGTTAAAACACTATTAGCAATGGCAGAACGATCAAAAGGCTCATTATGGGCTGGTATGATGATTGTTTCAGCACTTTCTAGTTTTGTAGGGTTTTTCTCGCATTACTTTACTGTCAAATGAAATCTAAAGTCAATGCCTCTGGTAATTACACAAAGCCGACAATGCGAAAAGCCTTGTTTGAGAAGATTAAAGCCGGTACTAAGGGTGGTGATCCTAACGAATGGTCAGGTCGCAAGGCACAACTATTAGCTGTTGAATACAAGAAAAAAGGTGGTGGTTATAAATGAAAGCACCTCAGAAAAGCCTCAAAGATTGGACATCTCAGAAGTGGACTACTAAGAGTGGTAAGCCATCATCCCAGACTGGTGAAAGGTATTTACCTGAGAAGGCTATCAAAGCTCTTACAAGTGCTGAGTACGCATCGACTACTAGAGCCAAGCGAGAAGGTACAAAGCAAGGGAAACAGTTTGTAAAACAACCGAAGAAGATTGCAGCTAAGATTGCGAGGTTTAGATGAAAACTCCAGCGTATGCTAGAAAAGAAGGACAGAACCCCAAGGGTGGATTAAACGCTAAAGGAAGGGCATCAGCGAAGGCAGAGGGTATGAACCTAAAGCCACCTGTGAAGTCAGGTGATAATCCTCGTAGGGCATCATTCTTGGCTCGTATGGGTGGTAATGATGGCCCAGAATACAAAGATGGTAAACCTACAAGACTTCTTTTATCTTTAAATGCTTGGGGTGCAAGTTCTAAGGCAGATGCCAAAGAAAAAGCAAGAAATATTACAGCTCGCAATAAAGCTAAAAAATAATGGATTATGGCAAATCCAATTGCAGATGGTGCTAAGTCTCTCAGCGAAGGATTAAATCAGGCTAGAGAAGCAGGTAAAAGTCTTACCAAGAGTATTCAAGACATTCAGCATGACGGTGTAGAGGTAGCGCAAGAGCAGTTAGCAGAACATCGTAGGAAGAAGGCTTATCAAGAGGCTACAGAGAACTCAATAATCTATCGAGCAATTGAAGAGTACGAAAGTCAGAGTGCTGTAATTAAGGCTGAAAATGATGCAGAAAAGACTTTTAAGTCAAAGTATGGTGACAAAGAATGGAATAAAGTATTAGAGTTAAAGTCAATTGTAGAAAAAGAACATTTAGAGAATAAAAGGTATTACGGACATAAGTTAGATGATGTTAGACGAGTCCAGTTGTGGTGTTTTTTTGCAGCAGCAGTATGTACATATTTGTTGTGGAAGTTTGGGTATATATGACATGGCTAACGATTTTATTAATACTTTATCTTATCGAACTAGTCTTATTAGGAATAGCATTTGTACTGTGGTGGGAGATAAGAGAACTTGAGAAGAAACCTAAATATAAGGTAATCAGGGAACGAATTGAGAGAACCAAGAAGGATATAGTGCGTGGATGATGAATGGTTTAAAATTTGGGTAATCTTTGCATTTTTCTGCGTAATGGCTTTATTAATTCTAAAGTGAGGATATATGTTTGGAATAGACGATATTGTATCGGTTGGAATGAAGGTCTTAGATCGAGTAATCCCAGATCCAGAGCAGAAGGCTAAGGCACAACTAGACTTACAAACTCTTGCCCAACAAGGTGAATTAGCGCACATACAAGCAGATTTAGACAGATTTAAGGCAGAAGTAGAAGATAGAGATTCTGCTCGTAAGGCTCATGCTGAAGTTGCTACTAGTGCCAATTCGACACGATTAGACAAGGCTGTAGTGCCTTTACTTGCCCTTGGTGTAGTAGGACTAGCATTTATGTTAATCGCAGTCCTGATGTTTGTAGATACCCCTGATAATCAACAACAACTAGTTATCTTTGCGTTAGGTTTTGTAACAAGTGCTGCCGGTCAAGTTCTATCATTTTATTTTGGATCGAGCCAAGGAAGTAAAGATAAGACAAAAGAAATACAAGGAATGGTGAGAAATGATAAGTAATTGGGATAAGTCATTTGATATGGTTGTAGCTCATGAGGGTGGATTTACTAATGACCAGCGTGATAAAGGCAATCATTTACCTGATGGGCGTGAAGGTTGCACCATGTGGGGTTGTACACAAGCTGTTTGGGAAAAGTATGTAGGACATGAAGTAACTCAAGATGACATGAAAGTGCTAAAGAAAGAAGATGTTAAACCGGTATATAAAAGAGATTATTGGGATGCAGTCAGGGGTGATGATTTACCTGCTGGCGTGGATTACGCCGTGTTTGATTTTGCTATTAATGCTGGGCCAGCCGCTGCTCGTAAAATGATTCAACGGGCATTAGGGGTTAACCCTGATGGTGCAATAGGACCAGCAACAATGAAAGCAATTCAGGATGCAGACGGTAAAGAACTTATGCAAAAGTTTAGCGATGCAAAAACGGCTTTTTATAAATCGTTAGATAACTTCTCAGTTTATGGTAAGGGTTGGCTCAAGCGTGTAGCAGATGTGCAAACTGTTGCGTCAACCATGATCGGGTGATTACCAGAACCAGTTTTTAAATATCATCCACCAAGAAATATCCTTTTTTAAGAGTGCCTCTTGGAGATTGAGCATATCTCGATCATTCTCAAAATATGCTCGTGGTTGATAATTAATACCTATCTGTAAACCTGTTTTAGTCGTGTATGGAGTCATGGTTTTTTCACCAATCTATACATTTTAAACTTGCGACTTTCGTGCCATCTATCCTCGATAACATAACCCTTGGATCGAAGTTCACCAACTCTAGTGGATAACTTCATAGTGCCACATCTATGTAACGCATCAAGAGGGCTAATCCATTTGGCAAGTGCAATAACAATTAATTCGTATTGGCTCATCATATTCTCCTAGAAAGGTATATTGTCGTCATCAGCTAATTTATCAAACTTTGCTACTTCATCATTTTTTTCTCGTTGAGCTGTTAAAAGTTGCATATTCTGAGCAACAATCTTTGTTGAATACTTTTCTACACCAGCTTTATCAATATATTTATCTGTTTTTAATTTACCCTCTACAAATATAGGATTACCTTTTTTTACATATTGAGCAACAATCTCAGCCAACTTGTCAAAAAATACAACATTGACATATTCAACAGAATCTTGCATTTCACCTTGGCTATTTTTGTATTTCGAATTACAAGCTATAGCAATATTGACTAATGACTTGCCATTATTCATTTTTTTTAATTCAACATCCCTAACTACAATACCTATTCCAATCCATTTATTAACGCTCATCATTCACCTTTCATTAACTGTGATTCGACTTCTACTTCATTCAGAAACTTCAAAACTTCTTCTTCCATCTTCTTAATAAATTCTTCTTCTCTTAAAACTTCTTCAATGTACAACTGTGATCGAGCTGGCATCCTTGGATCGAATGATACGAACCAGACCGACTTAGCACCTGTACAACTCATTTGTGCTTGTATTTGGGTATAGTATTTAGATGGGCAACCATCCTTAAAATATGACCAATGTACTGCTGATTGATATGGACACTTCAATTCGAGTAGAGAATCACCAATAACCCCATCAGGACTACAACCAAAGTCTTTAATAGTAGGATGATCTACAAATGCAACTTGATCTACAAACACATTATGAGCCACCTCAAATGCTGTTCTAGCAGTCTGTTCATTGTCCTTGCCATGTTGCATAGCATCGTTCATAAAAGAAGGCTCTATAACCCCTGTAACCCTTTGTAGGGCTAGTTCGATCATATAATTAGCACGAGATGCTGATACACCTGTCTTTGTCTTAGCTAATACATCTGCAACACGACTAGCAGTCACCTTGCCTTTTCTAAGTTCTAACCAAGAGTCAGAGCCTTGTTCTACTTCTCTATAAATCATTGATTCAGTCATTTTTAAGATACTTTCTTTTTGAGTTCGTCTACGAGTTCATTTAGATCAGGAGTAATACGATTAATAGTTTTAATATATAAATAACTAGAGCATAGACAACGGCCTCTAGTCTCATACATTGAACCAGTAATGATGTCCATAAACCGAGGATGATCCTCATGTCTAGTCAGGATAAAATACCGATTGCCTATATTTGTTTCACCTAGATACAGTTTTTTACCAGTAAGCCAAGACTTCATTAAAGCTCGTTTAGGTTGATGTAGTGGGTAACATTGTGATGAT